GAGGGTCGCAAATTGCGACCTGAAGTATTCTTACTCTTACTACTAAGGGAGATTATATTATTACTATCTACTTCGGGTCGCAGAATGCGACCATACTCGTCTTCCATGTCATCCTCCATAAGGCAGGTGAAACTATAGGTTGTTGATTTGTGTTCGTTGCCGAGCTTAACGAGGTGTCCTTCGGCAACGAGACTGTTGATAGCACGAATGACAGTGGCTCGGTTAAGTCCAGTTACATACGAGAGAGTATTGATGCTAGGAAAGCACACCCCATCCACATCTGTATAACTAGCCAGAGTTATCAGAACGAGCTTTGCGCTGGGGGTTGATACTTTCTCACACAACATGTAGCGTATGAGCAGATCAGAATACATAAAGGTCTCCCGCCTCGAATGTCTGGTTCCTTTTCCTGCCCTCGCGAGTTCCTTCCTTCCTGCTCGCGGGGGCAAACTTTATTCAGGCCATAGACTGCGGTCCATGTCTAGTGAATAAACGCCTACGACCTTGCCATTCTTCATTGCTTTTCTTTCGCAACTGATAGGCCAGCCTTCCTTCTTCAGCTCATACACTCGACCAGCCAAGCGAAAGCAACCGTATTCATTGAGTGCATCAATCGGCGTTAACGCTCGCCCATCCATCAAGTGCTGCAATATCATTTGGTTTTGGCTCATGGTTCCTTCCTTCCATAAGTTTGCTGAATGTTTCGCCGCTCATAACGACAACGACTTGCGGTTCCCCATGCCTCCGTTTGTAGAAAGCAATGTCTCGCTCTTCTAATACAGTGAAAGGGCTGGGGAAACCAGACTTATCCCGATACTTAATCTCTCCTACCAGTCGGTGTCCCAAGAGCCAGAGGATGATGTCGCCTCGATACTCTCCTCCCAACGATCCAGAGAGGGGTTGCTTTTTGGATTTGATACCGATCTTCGGAAGCCAGTTTTTGACGAACCAGTTTTCGTGGTAGCTGCCTTTCGACTTATTACGGTTTGCCATATGTCCCTCTCGTAGCAGTTCAAGCATATGAAGTTATGCTTCTGATTGGTGCGTGTGTGATCTGGTTTAAGTATGGCAACGAACCACTTGGTATTGTTGCCACAACACTCACATGTCGCTTGGCCTGATTTCAATTTCGAAGCCAAGGGAATCCAACCAGCACATGAGCATGAAGCCTGAAGGGATTCTCTTGTGAGTCTCCCACTTGTGAACCAAAGACGAGGTGCAGCCAATGAGATGGGCCAAGTTCTCTTGACTTAAACCGCGCTCTTGCCGTGCTGATATTAACCCGTTTACCAGCAGCTCGTAGTTGCTCGGTATCTTTACGGGCTCCTTGAAGTGCGTGAAGTTTGCCAAGTGCCACCATCACTTTCTTTGCAGTTTCATGGCGCAGCTCAGTGTCTCCATTGATCGTCCGATAGTAGGTCGATGTTGGAATCTCTGCGACTTTGAATGCTTGGAGCAGCGACACATCGAGTATCGCTGCCAAGTCTTGTATCTGTTCGAGATAGCTTTTCATGGCGGCAAACTGCATTAGTGCAGTTCTTTAGTCAAGCTCGCACAACTCTCCTGCGATGGCTGCATAGCCAAGCATGTCAATGATTGTATCAGTCGTGGGCTGGCCTTGGTTTGGGATGCGTCCCATCTTCAGCAGCACCATCATCAGTGACACATCGGCTGGTTCAATATGAATGCCAAGGTAAGTGGACCAATAAGAGGCAATGATTTGAAAGCTATCTTCTGCGCTGCCATACTCACGTTGACGCTGACCATTAATGATTGATTCTGCTTCGTTGAGCAGATCAGTCCTTGATAGTGACACGATATTCTCCTGTGTTGTCGTTGTAATCCCAGCTCAGCTTGTCGTAACAGCAGTAGTCACCGACTTCATAGCCATCATCGGTGTGAATGATGTCGCTTTTGAATGTTGGCTTGTCGCATAAGTCACAACGTGCGTCATACTCTTCTTCATCAGAACATGATTTCATCATCAATCTCCATTGGTTTATGATTAGCTTCCCAAGCTTTAACTGCTCGTTCGATGAATCGCTCACGGTTAAAGCGAGGATTTGTTGCAGCTAATTCATCAGCAATTGCTGGGATATGTGAGGGCCAACCAACCATTGGCCCAATTGTATCTGCGATGAAGTTGTAGTGTGCGCGTGTCATGCGCGGTGGTTTAGCTGTCGTAAGCATTGCGGGATGGCTCCTCTGAGTAGGTGATACCTTCGTTGTATGTATCCATGAGAGTGATGTCGTGAACGTTGTTGTCTCTGTCAGTTATGAAGAGGCGATGAACAGCAAAGCCAGTAAAGTATGTGATTTGCTTTCGAACGGATTTGACATTCGTAAGGTTGATTGTTGCAGACATTAGTAAGCTACCTCCAGATTTGTGAATTGTGGTGATTGCATTGCTTTCATCACGTCATCTTCGCGACGTTGACGAGCAACGATTGGATTTCTGAGTTCGTCAGTGTGCGTGGACCAGTAAGTCATGGCGTTGTAGAGCGCCCATTTGTTTGGACCGAGCACCGACTTTTCGTAAGACCAGATGTTGAGCAGCTTCTCTAACTGCTTGTCGTTCTGTTTGAACTTGAGAGTCTGTCGAGACGGAGCCTTAGCTAATGTGTTCTTGAAGAACATTTCAGCCATGACATCACTGACGTGAACTTGTGACCAAGCCTTCCAATTTGACTCTTCGTTGAAGAATCCATCGAGGCCAAGGCGCACCTTATCAGCAGCACCTTCGATGTTGATATTCAACGTATGTTTGAACTTGGAATGTGCGTAGGCATTTGGAGTTACCATGCCATTTGTGCAGAGTAAGCGGAGAGCATTAGCCATCATTGAGAATGACCAGCTTGCGTCATAGCTATTAGTAAAGCTGACACGGAACTGTGAAATGTCACCGACTTTCGGAGCGATGGTAATGTCAGGGAAGATGATATCACCCCGCATCTTAGCGCCGTTATCAGCAACACTAAACTTTACCTGATAATCTCTACTGATATTGGCAGCATTAACAGCATCGTGAACACGCTCCACAATGTCGGAATGCCTAACTAAGTGATAGCGAGAGCCATGAACGCCTAGAACAGCGTTAGTGTCAGTGCGCACAATGCACTTAGAACCTTGGATTTCATTTCCAAGTTGGTCAAAGACAGGTTGAGTTTCTACGGGAAAGTCGATGATGTTCATAGTATCAAGCATTGTGGTTCTCCATGATTTGCTTGCGCCATTTGTAGATTGAAGATGCGCTGACATTGAATTTGATTTGAGTTTTCTTAACGCCATGAATGGCTGCGTATTCGACGCATGAAACCCGAAGCTCGTTCGGCAGTCCGTAGTCAGGATGATAAGTGTGAGCCATTGACTCACACCTTCTCAATGAAGAAGCAGATCGCAATGAAGAGGATCACGGCTGCGACAAGAACGATTGTGCTGAGTAGTGTCATTGGTATTCCTTCCTTTGATTAAGGGCGGACCGTAGCCCGCCCTATCTGGGCTTATGCGAACTTCTTCAGGCGGTCATCGATGCCGAGACCTTTGGAAGTATATGTGCGCTTCGGGCGGGCGGTCCATTCTTCACCGACGATCTGTTTGTAGACTGCCTTGTCTGCTTCATGACGCTCGGTCAGAGTGTCGAGCTCGGCTTCCATGTTCTCATACTTGTCGAGCAGTTTCGCCAGCTTTACGTCAGCGATTTCCTGTCCACGTTCAGGCAGTAGTTCTTTGATCTCGGCAGCAGTGTCTGCCATTTGCTCTCGCTTCCACTTCAGTGAGTTGAAGCTCGTATAGCAAGCGTCACGTGCAATGCCGTTCTTAAGGTATTCGTTAGCTTCTTCATGGTAGTTGATGACTGCAAGTTTCAGAGCGATGAGGTCGGTAGAGTTTACGTTAGTCATTTCTAGGTTCCTTTCCTTTGTCGCGGGGGCCATCCCCGCGATGACTGACCAGACGCACGGAGACGAAACCGAAGGCTTGCAGTTCGCAAGGGCAAGGAGCGGAGCGTCCCTTGCGAACTGTTTCGGCCCGATGCGACGCAGGAAGGAATGCGGGGTGGACACAAGACATGGAAGGGAGCCGTAGACACTGATCGTAAACTCTACCGTCCTCAGAGCGATGACTCTTGTGCTTTTAGTATCACATAGTGGAGATAACCATTTAGTAAGTATGCTATTGTGCGTTGACACCTTGTTTTATGAGGTGCTTAGAGTGGGGGGAGAGAGGGAGAGGGGGGCAATTAGGAGATACATATGACAGCCGTAGTAAAACAGAAGCTAACGAAGAGACAGATGGCTCTGGTTGAAGCGTATGTTGCAAACGGAGGAAACCTGACAAAGGCTGCTGGTGAAGCTGGATACGCCGAAGGTAACTCAGGAAGAGTCAGCGCATGGAAAGCAATGAAGACACCCCATGTGCAGCAGTACCTGATGCAGCATACAGCTGAGGCATTTGGAATGCATGCAGCTAAAGCCCTAGCGAAGATCGCAGAGCTCTCAGGTAACGCCAGATCAGAGCATGTTCAGCTGGAAGCGAGTAAGGACTTGCTGGATCGCGCAGGGTTCAAGCCGATCGATAGATCACAGGTCCAAGTAGCTGGTGATATCCGAATCAGTATCGACCTAGGTTAATTTTGTTTCGGAGTGTGTGAGAGAGGGGGGAGGGGGAAAAGTGTGTAGTGGTGTTACTGTAATAGTCCCTCAC